CGCTACCCACACATTTCCCCCATTCGGCGCACCCGGGGTCAGCGTCCTGTCACCCAGCGATGCCAGAGCTCTGCGCTACCGTCTCCTTGCTTCCGGGGCCACGCGATGCCCTGTTTGGATCCAAAATAAAAGCCCTGGGCAAGCCAGGGCAAGGATGGGAGGCGGGATGATTAAGCGGCAAGATTATCGCTCAACAGGAAGGTGCACTCATAGCGTCCATAATATTGAGTGTTGGCCACGAAGTTCTCTAGCCTGATATTCAATTTGAGTTGGGTGGAAGTATGCTTCATGAGGCGGCTTTTTGACGAGACTGTCGAAACGCCAGACGAAGCGTAAGGCGTATCTTTTACGTCTAGGTAGTTAGTCCCTCCCAGATTGAACGGAACTAAAAGATCTCCGACGCTTTCAGGGACTGTGAATGTCCCAATGTATGTCCCTAGGTTAATGGCTTCAGGAAGCAAAACGCTCAAAGCTACGGCGAGAGTGAGCTTGTTTCCGGTCTTAACGATCTCCGCATAGGTGATCGTGATGCCCGTTGCGATGTCAGATGCCGCTTCAAACGAATATCCCTTCATATCCTCCACGATCTCTCCACCGCTGATTTTGCCATCGACATGGAGGTTGTCCTTCAAGTCAATGCCATTCTCATCGATTTGGAGTTTCTCATTGAGGATGTCGGCGATTTCGCTTTCGACCATTCTTTTCATAATGATTCTCCTTTATACAAAGACGCTGGGCGTTAACGCACGCCCAGCGGAGCGGTCAATCCCTTAAGCGGGGATCTTGAAGATCTTGACGAAGGTGTTGCGCGAGATGAACGGCATAGGCTGTTCATGGCGGGAGATGGTGATCCAGCCAGAGCGCGCATACGGGCTCTGCATCGTGAACGAGACATGCGGGCAGAGCTTCACGCCCTTGGTGTCGAGGAGGATGGCGTAGACATCGGACGGGCACGCGCTTCCAAGGGAAGAGAGCCCTTTGATCTCGACATTCACATTGAGGCGATCCTCATGGAAAGCCCCGGCGAGCGTCTTGACATCGATGTTGTGCTTGACCTCATCGAGGACATAGAGCACGAGGGTGTCCGTGGGGACGCGCCCAAGCATAACGCCATTGAGGGAGTTGCCCTCGGTCTCGATGTGCATGGCATCGCTGACGGCGTTCTTGGCGGCGATGATGAAATCTTCGCCGGTGGAAGCGTCCACGGGCTTAGCGACCTTGGAGACGAGGTGCTCCTCGATCCAATATCCGGCGGCCAAGTCGGTGGCGAAGGTGCCGGAGGTGTGGGCGATGACGCAGACATAGATCTTCCCGCCTTGCGCGACATACGCGCCTTGCGTGTAGGCGGTGGAGGTAGCCCAAGCGGTGGAGGTGCCCATGACATCATCGGCGGCCTTGGCGAGGCGTCCGATCATTTCGCGCTTGATCTCGTTCTTGTAGAGATTCACGCCAGCGGCGATGCTCCACGCGCGAGAGGCAACGAATTCGGCGAATTTCGCCTCATCGTTGACAACGGCTTGGAAATCGTTGTAGCGCTCGGAGATCGGGAATTCCCTTTCATCCAGAACATAGTCATAGGTCGGCTTGGTGAAGACGGGATCCACGGGCGCATATTCGGCGGAGCCAGCGCCAGCGCGGGTGACGGCATAGGAGCGGGCGGGGAGCGCGCGGGTCTCTTCAAGGAAAGAGCCAAACGGGCGAGCGCCGCCATCGAGCTCGGGGAATTCGTCATCGAAGACCCCGGTGAAGAGGACGACATCAGCGCATTTCCCGATGAGGTTGGCGCTGTTGTCGATGGTGGCCGACAAGGTGGTGTTCATGACCTTGGCGGCGGTGAGGGTGCTGGACGCGATGTCCTGAAGCACAGGGTAGGTGAGCCAATTCTGCATTTTCTTTCTCCTTTAAGCTTTTGGCTTGTATTGTTCTTCCGCCGCCTTGAAGGCTTGGTTGAACATTTCATCGAGCGTCTTCGGGGCTTCCGGTTTACCCACATCCTCCGGGGCCGTCTTCGTTCCCGTTCCGAGGATGGCTTCCTTATAGGCTTTGGCTAGATCGGCGTGCTTCTGGAGAAGCTCGGTGTTTTCTTTGTCGGAGGCTTCCAGCGCCTCCTCGACCGTCTTGAATTTCTTGATGACCTCGGGGTCGGTCGATTCCCCGAAGAGATCCGCGATGACTTTCTTCGCTTCGTTGAGGCGCTCGCTATTCATGCAAAGTCTCCTCTTCTTTGGGAAGGGCATCGGAGATCTTCTTCCCGCCCTCCCCGATGATCTGGATGAATTCGTCCACCTCTTCTTGGCTGATCTTCTTGTCGGCGCTCGCGCGCTTCGCCCACTTATAGATGGTGTAGGCGATCGAGACGATGGCGGCGATGACCGGGAGAGCCATGATCGCGTATTGGAGGACGGCGTTGAAACCCGCGGCGATGTTGGAGGCCGTGAGCGCGGTGGAGGCGGCGATGCCGGTGCCTCCCCAAGAAACGGCTAAATCAAAATTTTCATTCATAAAGCGCAAATCTCCTTACAAAGTCATCATACCACTCTTTATAGATTGAGCGAATGGAATTCATCGCCTGCTCGTATCTTTCTAACGGGGTAGTCGCTTCTGCGGTGGTCTCCGTGGTGGTCTGCGTCAAGGTGGAGAGCGTATCGGTGTCGGGCGCGGAGTCGAAGCTCGCGGTGATCGGCATATTGCTTAGTCCTACCACCGTCCCGGCGGACGATGAGGGCTTGTCGAGCCTCTTGGTGACGAGCTCTTCATAGACGCTGAGGCGATCGGCGTAGATCGGAGCGGTCTCGAATAGCCATATCATCAGATTCTCATAGAAGGCTTGGATGTCATCGTTATCCACGAGCGTCATATTAACATAGGAGGTATCGTTGATCGGGAGGTTGGCATCTTCCATCGAGTCGATCCGGCTCTTGGCTACGAAATGATTGTCCCTCGTCAGGAAATCGAGAAAGAGTTTGGCGATGGCGTTCCATTGATCTTCGAGCGCGCCTGTGTAGCCCAAGAGCTCGCACAGGTCTTCGGCGTCCCTAGATGTGACATCGTGCCCCAGAGAGAGCAAGTCCTTCGTGGTGTAGTAGTTATTCCTCACTAGCATTTTCGTCATCTCCTTCCTCTTCGTCATCCTCGGGCATCGGCTTCTCGGCCTTGTTCTCGCGCCTCTTGATGGTGAAGCGCGTCCCCAAGACCTCGCCGCAACCCTTGCAGAACTCATCGATCATGCGGGCGATGCCATCGGAGCCGATGTCGCTCTCCTCGTTGTTGGAGGCGGCTTCATCGACATTGACTCGCTCCTTCTTCTCGATGTTCCCGATGTTGCGGATGCCGAGATAGGTCTTCAATTCGTTCTCGTAGTTCATTTTGAGCTTGTATTGCCCATCGGTGAAATCCGAGATCCCGCTGGCGGGGAAAGCCACGCTCTCCAAAGTCTTCGCGGAGACGAGCTTCACGGGCTCCCCGTTCATGATCTGGTCTTCCAGATTCTTCGCGCGGATATAGGAGTCCTTCGTGGTGACGATCGTGGTCTGCATCCCCATGGCGATTTGGTTATTCCTGATCGCCACCTCCGCATCGATGATGTAGTTGACCGTCTGCTCCACGAAATCCTGAATCGGGCGGAGGGAGGGTAGGCCAAATCCCACAACGCAATCCTTCCCCACGGTGAGCACTTGGCCGATGGGGAGCAATTTCTGCTCCGTGGGCTGACCGATGGAGGCCGTGACGGGGACTCCGCCGATCATCTCCCCGGATGTGGATCTGTCGCATGTCACCTTCAGGGGGAAGCCATCGATGTCCCATTCGGTCGGTGAATAATCGCATAGGCCGAACATGAGCTCCTTTTCGCCCAAAGCATCGGCCATCTCCTTCGCGCCATTGAGTGGGACGGCGATGAGCGTGCCTCGGATCCAAAGCGATGCCATGATCTTGCGGAACTTGGCATAGCTGATTCCCTCATATTCGAAATCGGAGCAGAAGAGATCGAAATACTTTCCCATCAGGGACGCTTTTCGATTCTCCCGCATCTCAGCGGAGGAGCGTTGGCTCCTGTCTATCGTTTGCTTCATAGATTCCTCCTTAGCTTAACAAAGCCGTTTCGTAATTCTCATAGGTTTGGTTGAGGTCATATCCCGCTCCGACATGGTGGAAGACGGTCACGCCCTCCGCGAGTTTGGCGGCGATGTCCGTCATGGCGAAGCGCGGGAGCACGAGGCTATTGAAGACGGCCTCGCATTGGATGAAATTGAAATAGACCCTGCTCGTGAGATTTGGCACTCCGTAATATCCGCGCGCATATCCATAGTAATAGAATAGGTCATCGATCATCTTCTCCATGGTGGGGGAGATGGTTTTCTCCATCATCCAGAGCTTGTTTTCGTTGTAGCCGTAAAGGAGGGAGGCATCGCCGACATTGGTCGGGGACGCGCCTTTGCGCTTGGCTTCATCGACCTTCCTATTGAGGCTGTTCTCGGTGTCCACGGTGGTCTTGATGGCATTGATGAGCCCTCCGGCGGTGGCCACTAAGCCAAGCGCGACCCCCACGGGGTTGGAGGTGGCGGCGCTGATGGCGGTGGCGGCGAGACCCCCGATGAAGGTAGACCACGCGCCCACCTCGTTGGATACGGCGGTCTTCTTATCGTAGTTATAGCCGAGTTTCATATACTCCAGATATTCATCATAGAAAAGGACATGATCGTTGTTGCGGTTGCAGGTGAGCAGGCCGTCATAGCTTTCCGGGTAGAGATAGGATCCCGGATATGCGGATCCGCCATTCAGCACGAATCGGAAAGCGAGATTCCCAACGAAATCGGAGCTTTGATAGTAATCGATGCGATAGTCGATGCGATAGATGGTCGGTTGGGCTAAGTTCCCATAAAGCGCTGGGATGACCCTCTCGATCTGCGGGCTCCATTCATAGGTGTCATACATGTAGACGAAGGAATGGAACTCCGAGTTGTAAAGCTTCGGGTCTTTCAGTTTGCGGGCTTTGGAAAGCGCCGGGGTATCGAAGACCGTGAGGGTGAGCAATTGGTCGGTTGTGACTTTGCTTGCCATCTTTTCCTGAAAAATGTCGCTATGGAAGAACACGGTGCTATTGCTGAATTGCCCGGTGAATCCCATGACGGCCATGGCCTTTTGCTCGGTGAGGGGAATATACCCGGCTTTGAGATTGGCCGGGCAATATGGGCATTGGATCTCTTTGACCACTTTCGTGGACTTTCTGGGATTGATGTTGGTGATGTTTTCGGATGTCCTGATGTAAAGCCCCGAGAAATCGTCCGCCAAGGTGATGAAGCTATTGGATAGGTGGTAATCTATCGATGCCCCGGATTGCTGCGGGAAAAGGCAGGTGTGGATGGTCGCGGTGTTGAGCGGGCTGTCAATCCCTTCGGCGCTTAGGTCATCCTTCTCATATCTCATGCACCATCTGCTGTCATAGCCATCTTGCTCGATGGCTCTTTTGGAAATCGTGTAAAGCGGAGGGTTGATTCCCTCTCCGATCGGATCCACTTTCATCATGAGCGTCCCCGCTAGGATATGATCCCCGCTGATGAAACGGTCTTCGTGCTGGCGGATGATCCTCGTCTTGTCGCTGAAGGCGTTTTTCCAAAGACCATAGAAGGTATTGAGGCAATCCAAGCGGAGGGAAAGCCTAAGGACATTGTTGCCCTCCCTCGTGATGTCTTTGATGAAATAAAAGTAATCGCGCTGAACATCATCGCTCCCCGTGTAGGCCATGCGGCAATAGGTGTAATCTAGCGATAATGTGAACGCCGCATCATCGGGCAACGCCACCCTCACGGAGGTCTCCAATTCGATGTTCGCTGGAGCCGTGGTGGCAAGATAACCAGACGCGGGGAACTTGGCGATGGGCGCGGAGTCTAAATTGGCGGCGAGGTTCTCCAATACGAAATTCTTGGCCTCATCGATGGGGAGGGCATATAGCCGCATTTTCATGGAGACGGTGGTGCTCATAGGTTGCTATAGACTCCTTCTATCAGATAATCCGATTCCAGCGTGTCGAACGCGACTTGGCGCAATTGGATGGCGCGCTTGAATCTCTCGAAGGTTATTTTATCAGTCAATGAATATAAACGCGACCCCGGGCGCAAGTCGGAGAAATCGAAGGCCATGACATCGCGCGACTTGCCCAAAGCGCTCCCACAAATTCCCACCCAGAATTGGTTTTCCTCATCCCATGGGTCATTGTTCTCGTAGATGGCCAGCGTCTTCCCAAGGATTAAGGCATAGCAGAAAAGGGAGTAGTCCTGCGGACGCTTCTCTCTTATCTTGATGTTGATGTCATTGATGGCCTCGCCGCCGAAAGCGTATCGCATATAGAGATCCTCGTCAGCGAATTGGGGATTGTGCTCGCGGAGATACGCTTTCAATTCGGGCTTCAATTCGTGGAACTCGAAAGCCCAATTCTTCCCCTGTTGGAATGTCCCGTTCCGGGGATTGATGCCGTAATAGGCGAAATAGGGATTGAAGAAGGAATAGGGGTTTCCCATGAAATAGCACTTGGGAGCCACATCCGCCTCGCGGTAGAAGGTGTCATAGACCTCTTGGAACTTGAAAGCCTCGTCCGGGAGATACCGTTCCCCGGCGCGGGTGTTCACGATGAACTCATCGAAGAAGATATAGGCGGGGTTGAGGATCACATTGGACTTGATGGATCCGAGCTTCTTGGAGAGCCCCACCATCATGAAGCGGAGATCCTTCGTCTCCTCGTCATAGACCCTGACGATCCCGGTGTCCAGCGTGGTCTTCTTGAAAAGGAGACCGGGCTTTTCATTCGCCCTCCTGAATTTCCAAAGGATCTCCCTGACCGATTCGATGTAGGACTCCGAGATGTCATTGATGTTGCGGCGGAGGATGATGCTGGGGCGCTTGCCATCCACGAAAGCCTTGCGGGCTTTGTAGATATGCGCGGCGGTGGACTTGCCGTCCTCGCGGGCGCTTACGATGAAATTAAAGGTTTTCTGCGCGCCATCGATGCGCGAGAAATCGTAGTGCATATTATCGAGGGTAGCCATAAGGCTATTGTAGCGGTATCCGCAAAATTTATCAAAATCTTATAAAATGGGGGTTGCGGTGGCCGTAAATATCCCTATAATAGGTAATGTCGAAAGACAAAAGGAGCAAACAACATGACTTTAAAAGAACTCATCAAGCCGTTGGATCCCTTCACCAAAGTCTGCATCTACCTCGATGCAGGCAATGACGAGGTGATCCCTTTGGGCGAATCGGTCTTGGCCGAAAACCTGAAGAAGCCCGGAGTCACCCTGACCTATGGGGACTACGAGGTCTCCTTCATGTCGATCATGATGGCGCAGGAGGGTGTTCGTCTGAACATTGCGATAAAATGACCGAAAAACTAGCCGATAAAGTCCGGGAGGAACTTGAAAAAATCAGGGAAGCCCAAAAGAAGCTCGCCGAGATCTACTTTATTCTCGATGATGGCGATGAGATCAAAGTCTTCTGCAAGGCTCACAACGCCGTCTATCACGGAATCCAGACTTATATCGATGTCCTCCACGGCGATCTGGAGAAACATCTCCGGGAGGATAAATAATGACCCTAAGGCAATACGCAAAAGAGCATCCCTCGGTGAGCCTCGACATCCGTCAGCGCACCGGGAGATACGGCACCGTCCGACTCGTTGAGGGTTTCTTCCCCTCCGGGTCGGAGGTGGCCAAATGGGACTACAAATGGGTGGACTACGAAGCCTCGTTCATCGGGACGGTAGCCCATCACCTCGTCCTCATCATCTTGGAGTGAGATATGCTGCAGATCTTCAAATTCAAATCGGAGTCCGGCTCCGTCCCGACCGAGACTCTCTCCAATTGGATCCGAATGGTTGTCAGGCAAGGCCCCATCCTCGCCTGCTCCCATTCGGTGGAGGGGCAATACAAAGTCATCAAGCTATATGTGGAGGTGCATAAATGAGATACAGGCTCCGCATCATCGACAACGCCGGGAACATCGCGGTCATCGATACCAGCACCCGCACGATGCTGGGAGATCTCTGCAATGTGATCCAAGCCGCGAATCCCGAGCTGAGAATCCGCATATTCGAAAAAGGGAAAGATGGACTATTCAAGCCGTGGAGGGGATAAATGATTATGTTCTACATCTGGGCGGGGCTCGCCATGGCGGTCATGCTCTACACCTGCGTCACCATCATCCTGCTCTGCAAGGAGGTGATGAGGTCCATCGAACCGTGGATCGGCGTGACCTGCGGGTTCTTCCTCTTCACGATCATCTATCTCTTCTACATCCTGTTCACCAACATATAAAGGCGTAAGGAGCAAACAATGATGAATCGAGATTACTACAGCATCATCCATGAAATGGCACTAGCCGCAATCCGGCATCGAGCGGTATATGACATCAATCGCCAAACATTCGTCTTCGTCAACAGGCTCATATATTGGGATAGCGATCTGGTGATACTTGGGTATGATGACCACTATAACGCCGAAGATTACGGAGTCACATGGACTCTAACAAAAGATAAGGAGTGAATATGAAAACAATCAAAATGCATGAGCGCCGCTTCTATGACCATTACATCATGGCCACCCTTAAGGGGAAGACGGTGCTGACGGAGCGCCGTTCCACATGGAACGCCGCGCTCACCCGGCTGGAATATCTCAAAAGCTATTTCGCCGACCTCAACGAAATGACCAAGGAGCCGCAATTCGACCTCTATCTGGCGAGGGAGCGCGGCTATGGCGCTTGGGACATCAAGCGCATCCGCTACATCGGCGGGGAATGGATCCCAGAAGACGCGAAAGCCCTCCCGGAGATGCTGGCCAACATGGCATCGATGGCGAAATACGCCAACGCGTGCCATTGACCAAAAAGCCGAGAAAGCGGAAGATACCAATACAAGGAGAATCGAATATGAAATTGGTAATCAAACACGGCATCCGTTTCCTAAGGGGATGCAAACTCGACCACGCGAAACGCAAGGCGCTGGATGAGAATAAGGAACGGCTATTCGCCCCGGTGTATGAGCGGCTTGACCGCATCGCCCACGAGAGCCTAGCCGATTCCTTCCAAGAAGAGAAGGAGCTCGGTTTCGTCCTATTTGCCCAATGGGCGATCGTCCCCAATGAATAAAAAGAGATTCATCCCCTCCCCGGAGAACTCCTTGCTTAAAGGAGCCCTCTATGACGGGAAGGACACCACGCTCTACGAAGCGGCCGACCTGCTGAAAAAGTATGTGGAGGAATTCTCCATCTACGATCAAAACAGCGTCTCTAGGGAAGCCGTGATCCTTCACTACAAAGACGATTCATCGAAGCTCGTGGGCATCGAGCTCTCGGTGGTGGACATCGGTCAAAGCGGAAACACTTTCATCGATTGCTATGTCAAACGCCGTTTAGGGCATCTGGGGAAAGTCCCCAAAGAGCCCTACGCCCTCCGCGTGAAAAGAGAGGGCAATAGACTGTATCGCCTCTTCATGCCGGTGAGCGCGTCAACGCTGGGCATGGAGATCGATAAATGATCCATAGAGAGGAGTAATAATGGAAATCATCAATGGAATCAAATGGGAGGTTTCCTCCCAACCCGCCGAAGAGCGCGAGCTCGCGTTCTCCGCGACTCTGGAGTGCAAGACCTCCGACAAGGGGAGCAAATTCGCTGTCCTCTCCGCCAAAGGCAAATACCTCAAAGGGATCCTCGACAACGAGGAGATCCTCGATGAGGAAGCCTACTACGATCTCCGCTTCACGCAGAGCTCCAACGCCGTCATCCCGGCCAATCCGTCCTACGATGGCATCTACAACATCACGCTGACCGGCCGCGCCTGGATCGACACCCGCGAGCCCGAAGACGAGGAAGCCGACCGCAAACGCGAGCGCGTCTACATCAAGGGACGCGACATCACCTTCACCAAGAAGGCCAACCTCATCAAGCGCAACAAATAATCGCGCCGTGGCAAACTAGCCGCAAACCGCTAAAATAACAAAGGCGGGACATCGGAATCAAACGCCTAAAAGGGATCGATACACAGGGGAAGCCATCTCGCAATCTGAGCCCCCGATCCTTCTGGAACTAACGCGCAACCAGATCCGCGTCCCCGATGCCCCGCCTTTTCCATCCAAAGGAGCAACCCATGACATTAAGAGAAATCGTTGAGCAACTAAGGCAAGGCGGATCCACCGTCAATTACCGAGCGAGGAAAGACGGCTCCATCGTCATCAAGAGCATCAACGGCAGGAAATACAAAGGCAAGGCCGGGAATTTCGTGGCGAGGGCTTTGACGGGGCAAATGCCGACCGCCAAGCAAGTCGCGCAACGAGCCGCGGCGCTTAACAAAGACAATTTCTATCAGCCTAAGGAAAAATCGCACCGCAAGAAGGTCTCCGGGCTTAAGCAGAGCGAGAGGAGATTCATCTCCGACTACAACCGCACCGTCAAGAAGCTGAACGCCAAATACAAGCCAAAGAACGAGGTGCCGCTTGTGGGAGCCAAGCAAGCGAGGCAAGCCATGAGCCGCGGCACCTCCTTCGCCGATTGGCGGAAAGCGGCCATCGAGCAAGCCAGAAAACGCGCGCTCAATATCCCGCAAGGCGAATTCGCGGGAAAAGGGGAGCGCGATGCTTTGGCCGCTTACATCAGGACTTATCACAAAGACAACCCTGAGGCTTTGGAGGTCGCGGATTACATCTCCGGCAAAACGGATCCAAGCGGCAAGCAAGCCTCCGCAGGCCATCGCGTGACCCAAGATTACCTAAGCAAGCTACACGATCTCGTCTATCGCAAAGACACCAAGCAAATCGATTGGGACACCGCTTTGGATCAAGCCAAGGAAGCCAATAAGAAAATCAATAAAGAATTAGCGGAAATCAGAGATATGTTCAAGAATCTCTGACGGAAGGGAGAGGGGAATGGAAATCAAAATCGGGCATCGTCCTTTCAGCGTCTACGCTTTCGACATAGAGTCACATAACGATGAGGGAAGCATCGAGCGGGGAGAGACCTCCGCGTGGCTTGGCTACCTCATCAATGAGGACAGCGAGGCGCTGGATAGGAATTCCTATTTTTATGATCTAGACGAATTCTTGGATAAGCTTGAAGCCCTGACGCGTTGCGTGAAGAAGCGGAAAAGGAATCTATTGATCTATGTCTTCAACCTGTCCTTTGAGTGGTCTTTCCTTTTGCCCGTCCTCCTGCGCCACAATTTCAAGTGGAAGGAGGACATCGACAAGAAAGACTCATTCGTCTATTCATCGATCACCAATGTCACCGCGACCAATGTATGGGACGCGAAGATAAAATTCCACAAGTCAAGCGGTTTCGTGGAATTCCGCGACATCGGCAAGATCTTCCCGGGCTCTTTGCGCGAGGTAGCCAAGTCCTTTTCCCTTCCCACCCAGAAGGGGGACATCGACTACCGCAAAGACCGCACGGCGAAGGATTATGTGGTCACGGATGAGGAGAAGATCTATTGCTTCAAGGATTGCCGCATCATCGTGGACATCCTCCAAAGGCTCAAAGACGATAAGGCGTTTTGGAAAAGTTTGTCCGCAGGATCCTACTCGATGAATAAGATGATCGAGGAGACCTATGGCAAGGCATGGAAGCCGATGGGGCTATTCCGCCAGCAATACCCGGAACTAGACGCGGAGACCAACGAAATCCTCCGCAAGGGAGCCAGCGGCGGCATCACCTACGCCACGCCGTCTTTCCAATACCGCAGGATCAATGAGAATGTCATCCATATCGATGCCCATCAGATGCATCCCTTCCAAATGGTCACTAAGCTCTTTCCCTTTGGAACGCCGGAAGCGTTTAAAGGGGAGCCGCCATGGGGAAGGATCTCGCTTTGCCATGTCCTAATCTCCTATTCAGGCGTGAAGCTTCACGAGATCATCTCGATGATAGGCGTGGACTTTTGCAAAGACTACGAGACCTATCTCTGGGACTTTGAGATCGAGGTGTGCAAAAAGTGTTATATCGATTTTGAGGTCAAATACATCGATGGCCTATCCTTCATGGCCAAACGCTTCCGGGGATGGCGCTATGTCTTAGGCAATTACAAGAAGCGAATGAAAGCCAAGAAGGAGGGAGATGCTTTTGGCATCACCTATTACAAATTGCTCAATAACTCCTGCTATGGGAAATTCTTGGAGAAGCCGCATCCCATCACCTTCAAGAACATCATCAACGAGGACGGCGTGATCGCCTCCGAGAAGATCGAGAGGCACGATGTGAAGCCCAATGCGCGATATACCTACATAGGGCTGGGAGCGTGCATCCCCGCCTATTCCAGATGCTATCTATTGGAGACCGCGCTGACGATCTCCCCAAGCGGAAAAAGCATCGTCTATTTCGACACGGACTCCATCTTCTTCCTCGATAACGATGAAACCCGCGAAGGGTTAAAGAAAATCAAGATCGGAGGGGACATAGGCGATTGGGACTACGAGCCCACGCTCATCAAGAGCGAATTCTCCGCGCCTAAGCGATACAAGGGCATCGCGGAGAACGGGAAGATGATCGTCCACATGGCGGGCATCAATTTCAAGGTGAACGATATGCCGTCCTACGATGAGCTTGACATCGATAAAGGCCAATTCACCATTCAGGGCTCGATGAGGTGCAAGGGAGGCACGATCATCATCACCAAGCAGAAGCAACTCAAAATCGCTGGCAAATACGCCAAATATTTTGAATTGAATGTCGATGATGTATAATCTCCTTGGCGATCTCCCCCTCTCGCCATGGGCTTAATATTAAGGCTATGCTCATACCTTAACGCGGCGTTTCTTTGCCCCTTATCGTCGCGTGCCCAACCCCTTTCACCCCGTCAGGAGAAATCTTGGCGGGGCTTTCTTTTGCGCGGATCCAAGTGAGGCATCGCTGGCCATGGATCGCGTGGCCCCGGAAGCAAGGAGACGGTAGCGCAGAGCTCTGGCATCGCTGGGTGACAGGACGCTGACCCCGGGTGCGCCGAATGGGGGAAATGTGTGGGTAGCG